GATGTTGTTTGCGGCGATGTCTCAAACAGGCTGTTTGCCAGAAGATAGTCTGATGGTAGGCGATTCTGCCGATGATGAAGGGGCAGCGAAGGCCGCAGGGGTGCGCTTTAAGTGGGCGCATGAATTTTTTAATTAAGCAAAGTGAACCAACCTCGACAATTTGTCCATGTTGGCAGAATCAAAATAGCCACCCCGATTCAATGGAGTGGCTTTTTTGTTATTTGTAATTTTGCTATCATTGTGATAAAATGAAACTTATGGATTACGCCACAAAATTAGCCCATTGGCAATCGGCCTTAACCGCCGTTGAGCAGAATATCAATATGGGGCAAAATCTCAAGGCCAAATCGTTGGCGATTCTCAATTCAATTGAGGTCGAAAAGGGGAAGCTCAAGGAAATAGACCCCAAAGATTTAGCCGCGCTCATTCATAATGCAGCTGAGGCGATGCTCAAAGGGGTGAAATTAGAGCAGGATTCACGTAAAGAAAGGCTGATTCTACTGCAAAATAAGCCGCTTGACTTAGGCGAGTAGTAAAAATATCGTATAGTAATTCTTGTAAAGTGGTCAAATGTAAGTTATGTAAGCCACTTATTGATTATGGCAAAATTAAGATTAGACGATGAATTAGGTAGAAAAATAGTTGATTTAATCAAGGCGGGTAACTTCGCTAAAGTTGCCGCGCAACGTTGTGGTATCAATGAAAAGACCTTTTATGATTGGATGAATCAAGGGGAAAAGGCGCATACAGGTATCTTCCGCCGATTCTACGAGGCAGTGAAGAAGGCTGAGGCCGTGCCACATGTTGAGGCGGTCTCTTTTTTGCATGGGGCAATGGCAAATGGTGATGTAGGGGCGATTAAGTTTTATTTAGAGCGCAAATATCCTGACATGTGGGGCGCGCAAAAGACCGTCAACCTCGGCAACGTCAACGATAAGCCCTTTCAGGTGGTACAAAGCTCATTCGATTTGAGCAAGATGAATGATAATCAATTGTTGGCCTATGAAAAATACCTTGAGACCATAACCCATGACCAATCCCCTGACGAAACCAACGACGAATCCGACCCAAGCAGCGAGTGAACTGCAACGGGTGCGGCGTGAACGGGCGCGCCGTCAACTAATCGGCTTCACCAAGCATACTTACCCCGACTATCAAGTGACGTGGTTTAATCAATTTCTAGCCACCAAACTTGATAGTTTTGTTAATGGCGAAATAAAAAGATTAATGGTCTTCATGCCGCCTGGTCACGGCAAATCCGAGTTAGTCAGCCGCCGATTGCCCTGCTACATTCTAGGGCGTGACCCTAATGCCCGTATCATTGCCACTTCCCATACCCATAGCCTGGCCTCTGACTTTAACCGTGATTGCCAAAAGATTATTAGCTCAGACGAATACGCCGAGCTATTCCCTGAAACCACCCTAAGCGGCAAAAATATCAGGACGGTGGCTAACAATACCTTCCTTCGCAACTCAGAGATATTTGAGATAGTGGGGCATCGGGGGCGATATGTGGCGGCGGGCGTGGGGGGGGCGATAACAGGCAAGCGATTCGACTATGGCTTGGTTGATGACCCTATCAAATCGGCGCAGGAAAGTCACTCCAAAACGGTGAGGGATTCAACGTGGGCATGGTTTTCTAAGGATTTTATGACTAGAATCGCGGGCCAACATGCCCGTGTCCTGATTACCCTCACCCGTTGGCATCATGATGACATTGCAGGGCGATTACTTGAATTGGCGCGCCACAATAAGCAATCGGCGCAGTGGGAAGTGGTCATCTTTCCTGCAATCAAAGAGAACAACCATAACCCCAATGACCCACGCACCATCGGCGAGGCGTTATGGCCCGCCGTGTTTCCCCTTGAGACATTAGCCGAGCAGCGCGCCCCTGACCCACGCGGCTTTGAGGCACTGTACCAACAGAATCCCACGCCAACCGAGGGCGATATGTTCAAGCGGCAATGGTTTGAGATTGTCGGCAGCGCGCCGAGCCAGGCCAAGCGGATTCGCTGGTGGGATAAGGCGGGGAGTCAGGATAGCGGGGCGTATACGGCGGGGGTATTGGTGGCGTATCATGACGGCGTGTTTTATATTGAGGATGTGATTAGAGGGCGATGGAGTAGCTACAACCGTGAGGTTATTATGCGTCAAACGGCTGAATTAGATTCTGTCAGCGTGACCGTCATGATGGAGCAAGAGCCTGGCAGCGGTGGCAAGGAATCGGCAGAGGCCAGTATCCGTAACCTTGCAGGCTTTACCGTCAGGGCTAAAACATCATCAGGTGATAAGGCGGGGCGCGCCGAGCCGCTGGCTAGTCAGGCGGAGGCGGGGAATGTGAAGCTGGTTAGAGGGGATTGGAACGCTGACTTTTTAGACGAAATTACCACCTTCCCTTATGGCAAATTCAAAGACCAGGTTGACGCGGCGGCCAGTGCCTTTGTGGAGTTAGCTGCCACCAAGCCGCGTCCAACCCTACAGGTCAGGGTCACGCCAAGTTATCAGCCGAAGGTGAATTACTAAAGCTACTCGAAAGGGTAGCTTTTTTGTTTCTGATTATTTCTTTTACGAGAGTTTTTATGAAGGTATTGACTTTCAATAAAAAGCATGGTATAATAAGCTCAAGAAATTCAAAAACCACTTAGCAGAAACACGGAGATACAGAATGTTAAACTTAACCAATCAAAACGCAGTAGTAGATAACAATTACACCAATAAGGTGCGCTCACGCGCCAAAAGAATAACCGCCCTAAATGAATTAGAGCATTTATTTGCCCTTCGGGAGTATTATCGGCTCAATTCTATAAATGGCGATAGTGACCAATCGTTTTTAGTGTGGGCCGAGGTGGTGCTAAAGGATGAACAAGATGACCTCAGTGAGGGGAAAAATAGTTTCAATAAGTTATTTGGAGAAACAACCTAATGACCACCGACAACCCTAACCCCAAAACCCCTAGACACAAGAATCGGCGCATGGGCAAGGTGAACCTTATGCCATATAACGTCAAGATTGACCCGCAAACCGTTGTGCTGATTAAGCAGATACAAACCGAGCATGGGTTGAAGTCGCAAGGCGAAGTGATTACGTTAGCAGTAAGATTAATGATAAATGAGGTAGCATGAAAGGGAAACCAACAATTCAGAATATAGGCTATTTCTTAGTGCATGGGGTAAAGATTTTGTGTTTATTCCGTACTAAGCCAAGGGGCGATTTCCCCCACATTGTTTTCAAGTTGAGGAAATCTGGCAATGACGGGAATTTTTTCAGTATGGAGTCCGCTGTGCTGGAACAAAACCCTGATATTTTAGAAAAATTTATCAATGGGGAGCAAATTAGAATGTAGCAATAAAAAAGCCCTTCCAATCGGCGGGGCTTTTTTGTTGCTCAGTATACTTGTTTGTAATCAGCATTACACTATGCTATAATACGCTCTATTATTGCGACATGGGCAAATGGTCAAGCCGTTAGCTTCATACGCTAAAGAGTGCAGGTTCAAATCCTGCTGTCGCTATCTATAAGTGAGGCCGCCAACCGATGCCAACGATAACCCAACGCATTGCCAACTATATCGCCAAATTTCTACCTAGCCCTGACCCCATAACGACTACTGACGAACTCCCAACGGCCAGCCGTTCTTACGTTCATCGGCTTAACGCTCAAACGGAAATACAGAATCGCCAAGCCTTGATTAAGGCCATGCGCGCTATGTATGATACCGATGCTCGCGTCAGTCAACCCATCGGCAAATTTGCCAGCGACCTCATTGGGACAGGCTTAACCGTTACCGCCACCGCCACCAACTACGGGCCTGATAAGGCCAAAGCCCAAACCATTATTGACGAATTATTTAGACGGCTCACCCTGAATAGCGAGACCGTCTCTTTTATTGCCGATGCACTGATTAACGGCGATTCTTTCATTGAATTATCGTTTGATAAGCAGGGTCTAATCAGGCAATTGAGCAGTAAGCCGCAACTGTACATTTACCGTTACAGCGATACGGCTGACCAATTCTATGATGCGTCAAAAGCCTTTTATTACAGTGAGTTTGGGTATTATTTGAATGAACCATCATTGAATGATACCAATGTGATTTGGTTTCAGGCGTGGCAGGTCATTCACCTGCGCGCCAACTACATCGGCAAAGGGAAGTATGGCACGCCCACTTTTCGCTCGGCCTTAGATGCGTGGGAAAAGTTACGGCGGGGGGAATCGAACCTTGATTTGAATCGGGCTAAATACAGCCAGATGATTAAGGTTCATAATCTAAAGAATTACACTCAAGCCGATGTTGACGCGTATATGGAGCGCAATGAGGCCGCTTTAGCCGAGCCGTTTGCAGTGGCAAGTGAGTATTTCGTCACAGGTGAAGGGGGGATTGAATTACTCCAAGCGGGTAATGGGTTAGGGGCGATTGATGACCTTTACCATTTCTTGCGAGCCGTTGAATCGGCCTCACCTGTGCCAACCTCATTGTTAGAAGTGCTAGAGCCAGGCGGCGGGTTATCCACTGACAGCCTGAAATATAAGCTGGCCGATTATTATCAGCGAGTCAGGTCAACCCGTTCATGGGTGGTGGAGGGCTTTTTCAGGCCGTTGATTGACCGCCAACTAGCCGCCCTCGGCCTGTATCCTGATGCGATTGAATATGAAATTTCATTCAACGATTCGGCCATGTTAGATGCCATTATCAATCAGGGCTTATCATTTGGCGCGGGGGTGGGCAATGACTCCACAGTGGCTTAATGAATTACAGGAAATGAGGCGGGGCTTAATCCAAATGTACCAAGCCCTGAGCCGTTACCCTGATGCGCCGACGTTGCATGAAATAAAGCGGCCTCTGGTATCATCGCTGAATTTAGTTGAGGATACCTTGAATTTGCCCCGCACCGTGCCGAATAGGGCGGAACGAAGGTTGAAGGGCGCGTAATGAGCCACACGTTATATTTAGGTGACGCAATTGAGATACTCAAGGGTCTGGCCGATAATTCGGTGCAATCTATCGTTACTTCGCCCCCTTATTGGCAATTGAGAGATTATAAAATTGCAGGGCAAATCGGCTTAGAGTCAACACTAAAATGTTACATTGATAATTTGGTGACGGTGTTTCACGAGGCGCGCCGAGTGCTAAAAGATAACGGTACATTGTGGCTTAATTTGGGTGATAGTTATGCAAGTGGTGGTAAAATCGGCGCATGGAGAGAAAGGGAAAATGATTTTAGTAGTAATTTAGTGGGAAGTAAGGCTAGTCAAAAGGTTAGTAATCGTAACGGCTGCCCCATTCCTGACGGCCTAAAGCTGAAGGATTTAATGCTTATCCCTCACCGCGTGGCGATTGCATTGCAAGATGATGGGTGGTGGGTACGCATGGATAATGTATGGCATAAGCCTAATCCAATGCCTGAGTCGGTTAATGATAGGCCAACTAATTGCCATGAATATGTGTTTTTATTAAGTAAATCGGCAAAATACTTTTATGACAAAGAGGCGGTGCGCGAGCCATTAAGCCAATCAACGCATAGCAGAAATAATTACAGCCGTATTTCAAAGTCAACAAGTAAGCGCGACTTGGGAGAATCGGCCTCCGCTTTTCAGAGAACGGGGCGCGCCGAGCCTGTAGTAAGTCAAGAAGGCCGTAACTTACGGTCAGTTTGGACAATTCCCACACGAGGATTCAAGGGCGCGCATTTTGCCACATTTCCCGTTAATTTAGCGAGGCGATGTATTCTGGCAGGTACAAAAATCGGCGATACGGTTTTAGACCCATTCAGTGGCTCAGGAACAACGGGAGTATCCGCCTTGCAATTAAACAGAAATTACATCGGTATTGAATTAAACCCTGAGTATTTCGCTTTATCGCAAGAAAGAATAACGAAGGCCAACATGGGCGATAAGGGTGAAATCATTGCCCCTGAATTGCCGACTCGCCAAGCCAAGCCTAAGTTGCAATTAGCAATGTTCTAGGCTAAAAATTCACCCTTGACACAATCCTAAAACCATGCTAGAATAATCGGCAACATAACAACGGATTTAAATGGCAAAGCCATTTCAAATAGTAGAGACAGGGCATGCCCTGTCTCTACGACCCAAGCCCAACCCTGTATAAGGCAACGGCGCAACCTGTGACAATTTGTCACTAGATGCGCCGTTTTTGATTCTATGCTTATGACCAACTACGTTAAACTAAATGACTTTTATCCTACCGCTAACCTAACCTTCATTGACCAGCCCCTAGCCGAAGCCGAAGTCGGCGCAATGACCATGCCCCGTAAAATTACGGCGATTGGTGGCACGGCTGACCAAGTGAACGCCAATAATCATTATTACCCCTTGCCTACCTTGCAGTTGGCCGTTGATGAAGCGGCCATGAACATGGGCAAAGGGATTGCCTTGACGGGGCAAATTGACCACCCTGGCGAGTGTGAAGAACCTGAGCTAGAGGATGTGGCGGTCAACTGGACGCGGATTCGGCTCAATAATGGCTTGGTGGAGTTGGAAGGCTTGCTTAGTCCTGATAAGGACGGGCAAAAAGTTATTAGCCTGATGGCGATTAAAATGCCGATTGGCATATCGTTACGGGGCTATGGCTTAATCTCTCAGATGGACATGGGTGACGGGGAGATTGTTGACGTTATTACTGAGCTTCATTATGAGGCTTTTGATTTTGTATTGAAACCAGCCGATGCCAATGGCGCGGTCAAAACTTTGGAGGCAAAGAAACAAATGACAACTCAAGTAGCCCCAACGGGCGCGCCGTTGACTTTGGCTGACTTAAAGAAAGAACAGCCTGAGTTAGTGGCACAAATTTTAGCCGAGGGCGATAAGGCTCGGCAGGCAGAACAGGCTAAATTGCAAGCGGAGCAAGATGCGCTTAATGCAAAATTGGCTGAAAAGGACGCGGCGATTCGTCAGGCCGCAGGCGTGGATAATGACGCTGATTTAATCCAAGTGCTAGAATCCCAAGCCAAGCAAGTGGCGGAAGCCAAAGCGATTCAACTCAAGGCCGATATTGAGGCCGCGTTAGTTGAGGCCGTGAAGGGGACAAAATTCCCTGATGGGGTCAATCAGGCATTGAAGGAAAGCGTATTAGCCTTAAACCCCAAATCGGCTGATGAAGCGAAGGCAATGGTCAATAAGCAATTGCCGATTTTCAATGGCTTAATGGCCCAACAATTCATGAGCGACAAAGGCGCAGTGGTGCGCGCCCCGATTGTAGAATCTAACGGCTCAATTCCTGAGTATTTTCACCCGACCATGCGCTTGGTTGAAGGGATGCAACGGCGCGGGATTGGCAAAACTTGGGACATCAATAAGCCCAAAGGGTTATCTGAATCATTTACACAAGATTTGTTACTGCATGCCTCAACCTTTAGCGTACCTGGCCTTGATTTTAAAGGCGGCTTAATCAATGAGCATCGTTTAGTTGAGGCCAACAGTGGCACAACCTCAAACCTTAATTTGCCCTACAGTGTGATGATGGGGATTATTGCTCAGGCTTACCCTGAATTGATAGCCCCTCAATTGTTTACCTTTAGCACCATGAAAACCCAAGCCGAGTATAAGTATTACGAGTCGTTTGTTGGTGAAACGGGCAAAAGCGTAACCGTCGCAGCCGAGGCAGCCGTAGCAGCGAGTGATGCTTGGGTGGAGTTAGCGGGAGCGCGCATTAACTTCGGCTCAGTGGTCGTGACGGTGGCGGCGGTAGTCAAAACGCAAGGTGATGATTATTTAATTGATTACGAGAATGGGCGCATTAAAACCCTCTCCACTGGCACGATTGCCAACGCTGCGGCCTTAGCGGTTGCCTACACTTACGAAGCAATTCGTAAGGGTGAGGGCGCGACCATTGAACGCGGTGGGATTGCGCTGGCGCGTGTTCTGATGGAGGCAAAAGCAGACCGCTTGGCCTCAGTCATCACCGATGAAGCCATGAATTTCACAATGGATTCCTTGAATGACAACCTGATGGTGCGTTCAATTGAAGGGTTGGTTAAAGATATTCAGTGGCGGATTGACGGCAACTTACTCGCCAGTGGCTTAACTGCCGCTCTGAGTGTTGCCAATAACAACGCTGGCACATACACCTTCGGCGTGGATAGCCTTGACAAGTTTGCCGAGAAAGTCGGCACGGCCATGTCATTGGTTGCCAATCGCCGCTATACTCCTCAATGGCTATTAGTTTCAGTAACCAATGGCAACAAACTCGCCAATTGGAAGGACTTTTCAGCCCTGAACGCACGGCCTGGCGATAGCTTGCGACCCGATGGGATGATTGGCACTTTGAAAGGATTGTCCGTTTATCAATCCACTCTCTTTACCGACGGCTTCGCTTTGGTTGGCAATAAGGAATTGGTACTGCATGCGGTTTACAAGCCCATGATGATTGACGGGCCGCACCAAGTGCGCGACCAAGCCACAGGCTTGCTGATTGATAGCAAAGAGTGGATTGTGCGCGAATACAATGACTCAGAAGCCCCTATCCCGCAAAAAGGAAGCTATGTTACCATAGCTTAACGGTGAATCTTATGACCCATAACTCCATTACTAAAACTTTAGGCGTGTTGGCTATCGCCTTAATCTTACTCTTTGTCGGCGTGGCTTTACCTGTTAGCCAAGCTGCCCCAAATTTAGCCCCGACTCCTGTGGCTAATCTGGTGGTTGCCATCAATGCGCCGACCCTGGTCGCCTTTGCCACTGGCAACGGTATCACTGCCACCCAAGCCTTCGCCAGCAAGCAAGTTGGCAACGCAACAAAAGCCGATGTGCAGTATGTCATCACGCAAGGGACTCCCGCCAACACCGCCACCATCACCATTCAATACTCTAATGATAACGTGAATTGGGTGAGCGGCCCCGCTTTAGTCTCAAGCAACTCCACCTCCACCACTGACATGACGCAGGTGGCGGTGATGGGCTTTTATCAACGCATTTCGATGACCTTAGCGGCAACCAATACCGTGACGGTGACGGTTATCGCGGCGGTGCGCTAATGTTGAAAGTCAAGGTAATCTCTCCGAGCCAAATTTTAGTCGGCGGTCGTTGGTGGTTGCCTGGTCACATTCATGAAATTAGCCAAGCGCAACTTGAGCTAACCTTAGCGGCCTACCCCGATTCGTTGCAGGTCATTGGCGGCCAGCCTGTGGCCTTACGTGAAGTAATCTCTAGCGAATCGACTGAGCTAGAATCGGCTACCACCAAAAAGAAGGCTAAATAATCATGGCTACTATATCCGCCGCCCAACTTGCGTGGGTTCGCCGTAATACGGATGAATCTGTAACTAGTGAGATTTACACCGATGCCCTCATTACAGAAATGTATGATGACAGGCAAGATGTGAATCTAGTGGCGGCGGATATATGGCTAGAAAAGGCCAATGCCATAACGGGCTTTGACTTTGCGGCTGATGGGGGGGACTTCAAACGGAGTCAACTTCACGGTCAATACATGGCTAATTACGAGATGTATTCAGCCTCCGTTAAAACCATTATCGGCATGGCGGTGGTCACGCCGCCGACCTCAACTTATGCCACTATTATCAGCAATTGACCTTACAAAAATGCGAAGTGTGCAAGTGGATTCACTCCACGATAAATGCACTTTGCGGCAAAGAATGGTAGATGGGGTTGACCCTTACGGCATGCCCGTCATCGGTCAGCCGATTGAGACCTTGAATGTAGCCTGTGGCTTTAAGCCTAAAAAGGTTGACGAAGTTTTAGGCAACGCCGAAGTGACTATGATAGAGGCCGAGTTGAGGCTACCCCTCGGCACAAATGTAACGGGGCTTGACCAAATCACTTTAACGCATCGCTATGGCGAGCTAATGAGTGAGGCTAGAAAGTATAAGGTGAATGGGACTCCTGTGCCAGGCGCAACGGGCATCGTCATTCAGCTAGTAAAGGTAACGGAGTAGATTATGTCAGGGTCATCATTTATAGATGTTAATGTCATCAATCCAATGACGGTGGATTTCCCCGCAGGCGCGTTAGATACCAATGCGACTATCGTTGGTACGCCTAACGTTGCCGTAACCAACACGCCGAGCGTCAACGCCACGATTGTTGGCAACGTCACCCAAGCGACTAGTAATTTCTCGTATGACCCATCGGGGCGGTTGCGTGTTGGCTCATTGACCACCTTGCTGGATGGCAAGACTCTGAACGCCGATAATACGTTACTTTTTGAAACCGTTGGCACAGGCACAGGCACTTTTACTAATAATAAATTCAATATGGCGGTGACGGCGGGGCAAGTGATTGGCATGGAAGTGGTTAATGGCGCAACTACTGATAGCGGTACCTTAATGCTCATTCTTAATCCGACTATTTCAGCCCCAATCACTTACGCCGCTAATAGCCTAATTGAAGAGGGTACGCCCACAAACCAAACAATTACGGCAGGGACGGGGCGAGTTATGGCCGCGATTGCCGTTGGGAGTAGCGCGGCAGGCACTCAGATAATGAAGGATAATTTCTTAGCCTATCTCGGTGGTACGATTGCTAATGTGTTTGACCAAATTGTTTTGGCCTATATGCCCACTACCACTAATCAAACCATTAAAGGCGTGCTAACGATTAAGGAATATTAGATTATGGCTAATTGGAATATCAGACTGTTGTTAGAAGAGGCAAAAAAGGCCGTCAACATGAAGGATTTAGCGCAAGGGATTGCTGACCAAGCGCAGGCCAACATTCAGAGCAATAACCAAGTGGATACCTCATTCATGCGGGAATCGACCTACATCCTGACCAAAGAGGGCGATTCAACCTATAGCCAAACTATGCCTAATGGGGATTATTTTGGGGCGAAGTCCCAACGCACTGCGCCCCGCGAAAAAGCACCGCAGGCCGATTTGGGCGAGGCGGATGCGGCGGTGGTAGTCGGCGCGGTTTATACCATCTATAACGAAATTCGTGACCCGTTCCTTTACCCCGCCCTCGAATCGGGTGAGGCAATTTTAGCGCAAGTGGTCAAACCGTTCTAAGGAAGTCTCTCAGTCGGTCAGCCCGTCAGCCTTTTTTTTGCTGATAGCTGACAAGCTGATAGCTGACTAGCTCATTATGATTGATTGGCGCGAAAAAACCCGTAACTTTCTACTCGGCCAGCCCGCCTTGACCGCCTTAACAGGCCAGCGGATTTATGCGAGTGACCAACTGCCGCCGATTTACAAGCCGAGTGACGGGGTAGCCATCCTCTTTGGCTTAAGGGGTGGCGGGATGGATTACACCAGCCGAGTGATTAGAATCGCCACCCAATTTCGCATTTATGGCCCCGATTTAAGCCAAATCATCACGGCTGATAGAACCCTTTTTAATCTATTGAATGATGCTGAGACCTGTTTCTTATCGGCTCGGCTAGACATACCAGGCCAACAATTGACCCATCCTGATACCCTTTGGAAGTTCGTATTAACTTTTTATCAACTCCATTTTCAAAATGACTATTAAACCCCTTAAAGTAATGTTAGCCCGATTCCCTGCTCGCAATGAACACCCCGCCGAGGTGAATTTTGCGATTGATTTAGAAAAGCAATGTGCCAAAGACAGGCGGATTGAAAACCTCAGTCATTATTACATTCAAGATACGCCCACTGATATGTGTCGTAATTTAGCCGTGAAGGTGGCGCAACAGAACGGCATGGACATTTTGGTGATGGTGGATGATGATATGGGGCCTGATTTGGTCAATCCCGCTAAAACCTTTTGGGAAATTGCGATTGACTTCATCATTAGCCGATGGGACAGCGCGCCCACGATTATTGCTGCCCCGTATTGTTCAGCCCCGCCGAGTGAAGAAGTGTTAATCTTTCGTTGGGAGAATCGGGAGTCGGATAACCCTAACCCTGATTACCAAATCAAACGCTTTAGCCGATATGAGGCCGCTAAAGCCACAGGCATTGAAGCGGTGGCGGCCTTGCCAACGGGCTTAATCGCCATGGATATGAGGATTTTCAATGGCTTTAATTTAGCCGATGGGCGGGTAATCAAATTGCCCCATCCGTATTTTTCCTACGAATGGACGGACATTACCCAAACGGCTAAGGCAAGCACTGAAGACGTGGTTTTTAGTCGCAATGCGTCCCTGTTGTTCCATAAATACGGCCTTGAAACCTGTTTTGTGGCGTGGGATGCGTGGGCGATTCATTATAAAGTGAAGGCAGTAGGTAAACCTGTAATTCCAAATGGCGGGGGTTTAGCCCGTCTACTTAGTTCCAATACGGAGGATTAAATTATGGCTCGAACAATTTTAACCGTGCAAGAAATTGGCCCGTCAGGGGTAGTGCCTGCATTAACGGCGGCGGCAACTGATGGTCATTCCATGCCTAACAACGGCAACAGCTTTATGGAAATTAGCAACGGGCATACCGCTGCCCATACCGTGACCTTTGTTCACCCTGGCCTCGTTGACGGCTTGGCGGTGGCTGACCGCACCTTGAGCGTGGCGGCAGGGTCAACCGCTTATGTGGGCCCGTTTAGCTTAAATTATAACCAATCAGGTGGCAATAACATCCATGTGGATTATGACACCACCACCGCCTTATCCATCGGCGTATTTCGTTTAGGCTAAGGGGATAAAACATGGCAACTTACAAGAAGGCAGAGAACATTGTGATTAGCCCAGGGGATTTGTACATTGCCCCTGCTGGTACAACTCGGCCAACGCCTAATCTCGGTTTCAAGGGCGTATGGCCTGACGGCTGGCGGTATATGGGCTTCACCGCCGATTCTATCTCCATTAACATTGAACGTGAGTTCATGGACAAAATGGTGGAGCAGTTTATGGGCAAAGTAGGGAGTGAGGTCATTGGCGAAACTTTGACCATTACCACCACCTTAGCCGAGCTAACCATGCAAAATTTGCAGACTGTTTGGGGTGGCGAGTTTACCGATGTGGCGGCGGGGGTTGGCACTAATGCCTACGAACGCTTACGCGGGGGTGGCTCAAGCTGCTCTCAAACCATGTTATGGGGAATCGAAGCCTCATATCTCAAGGAATCCACCTGCGTCCGTTACCCGATTCGTTTCTTTTGCTTAGGCGAAGGGGCGCGTGGGGCTGAATTGGCCTTCAAAAAAGGCGAGCAAGTGGGTTTACCGTTCACTATCTCAGGCTCACATGACACCTCCTTAGCCGAAGGGATTCAACTCTTTGAAATGTATAAGGTGACAGGGGCAGCCCTCTAAAATTTAATCGTTGAGTTAGCCCCTGACGGTCGCGCGACTAGCGGGGGCTTATCAAAACAAAAAAGGACTTATTTTATTATGGCAAAGCAAGAAAATGTAACTCTCGCAGGGAAACCTTTTACCATTATCGCCCTGCCCCCTCGCAAGGCTGACATTTGGCGGGAAAAGGTACGGGGGAAATTAGCGCAACTGAACGGCGTAACGGGGGATAAG